GCTTCGACCGTCTCACTTACGGGATCTTCTAAACACAAAGTCATCATCATCGATGAGGCTGATAACACAGGCAACGACGTACAACTCCTACTACGGGCGAATATTGAGGCATTTTATAACAACTGCCGATTCATCTTCACCTGCAACTACAAGAACAAAATTATTGAACCTCTTCACTCCCGTTGTGCAGTCATCGACTTCACAATCAAAGGAAAGCAACGAGTTCAACTTGCAGGTAGTTTCTTTCAACGACTCCAATTTATCCTTGATCAGGAAAAGATTGAGTATGATCAAAAAGTTGTTGCGGAACTCGTATCGAAACACTTTCCAGATTTTCGACGTGTTCTAAACGAAATCCAGAGGTATTCTACTGGTGGTAAAATTGATTCGGGAATTCTTGCATCTTTCTCTGACGTATCTGTAAATGAACTTGTTAAAAACCTCAAGGATAAAAACTTTACTGAAGTCAGAAAGTGGGTGGTCAGCAACTTGGACAACGACGCTTCTCACCTACTTCGCAGGGTTTATGACGCCGCTTTTGATCACCTTCTACCCCAGTCTATTCCCGCTGCTGTTCTTGTTATTGCTAAGTATCAATACCAATGTGCATTCGTGGCTGATCAAGAAATAAATCTTATCGCTGCTCTTACTGAAATTATGTGTGAGTGTGAATTTAAATGATTAATTTTATTGAAACTATTGATTTGATGCGTTTGTCTTTCTTTTTTTCTAGTTTATCTGGAAATACAGATCCAACTCAATATTTTGATGTTGGTAGAATGATTGAATTTGCATATGAAGAGTATAGTAATGGAAAACTAAAAAGAATTAATGAAACAGGTAAAGATTTAATTGATTTGAATGGCAAAACATATGAAAGTAAGAAGGTAACATTTAAGAATAAAAATCAAAGAGCAGTCAGAGATTTTGTTATAAAAAATGGAAGAGGTGCTTCTAAAGATATTTCTGACTTTGTTCCTGCAGATTATTACATTTTTAGTGATCCTGAAAAACTAAAAGCATGTTGCGTTCCTGGAAATATGCTTTATAATTTTAAAAAATCTGGTAGTAATGATATTACAGCAAGTTGCAATCCAGAACATAAACATTTTTTTCTTTATAGTGGACCTTCTTGGGATAGAAATTATTTTCAAGAAAAGCATGATTTTATTATGAATTTTATACGGAGCGTTCCTCATGAAATCTCTTAAAACTCCCCTTCGTTATCCTGGTGGTAAGTCCCGTGCTTGCGAAAAGATGGGACCTTATTTTCCAGACCTTCGCAACTATGATGAATTCCGCGAACCATTTCTTGGTGGAGGAAGTGTTGCGATTTACATCACAAAGAAGTATCCTAGGTTAAATATTTGGGTAAATGATTTATATGAACCTCTCGTAAATTTCTGGCAACAACTCCAGATGTTTGGGACTGATCTTAAAGATAAACTGGTAGATTTAAAGACAGCGCACAATAATCCCGATCTAGCAAGAGAACTTTTTCTTCACTCAAAAGGGCAGATCAATGATCAAAGTTTGCCAAGTATTTACCGTGCTGTGGCTTTCTATGTTGTTAATAAGTGCAGTTTCAGTGGTCTCACAGAGAGTTCATCATTTTCAGCACAAGCATCCAATTCCAACTTCAGTTTGCGTGGGATTGAAAAACTGCCTGCGTATTCTACATTAATTAAGAACTGGCGTATAACTAATTACTCCTATGATTATCTGATGGATGGAAACAAGAGTGCTTTTATGTATCTCGATCCTCCTTATGATATTAAGGATAATCTCTATGGGAATAAGGGATCAATGCATAAAGGATTTGATCACGATAAGTTTGCTTCTGATTGCAACACCAATAATATGGATATGTTGGTAAGTTATAATACAGATCAACTTGTAAAGGATCGTTTTAAGAACTGGAATGCTGCTGAGTTTGATCTAACTTATACGATGCGTTCTGTTGGTGAATATATGCGTGAGCAAAAACAACGTAAAGAACTTCTGCTTTTTAATTATGGAATTGAAGGATTGGTTAAACTCGATTAATTTTACAAAAGAAAATTTGATGGACGATCCATCAACGGTTAAAGAATATTCACCTTATGTTATTAATCGTTGTTTATCTGGTCACATCGATTGTATTCTTTTCGCAAATGAGATGAATATGAATTCTCATTTAAATAAAGATATGCAATATTATTTTTATCTAAATAGTCTAAGGAAACGGAAGAGATTTTCTCCCTGGCTCCGAAAAGATAAAGTCAAAGATTTAGAATGCGTTAAACAATACTATGGTTATAGTAATGAAAAGGCATCTCAAGCTTTGAAAATTCTAAATAAAACACAACTCGATTTTATAAAACAAAGACTTGAAACTGGCGGAACACAATGACTAACCAAACGATTGAACCACAAGTAAATTGGTCTCCCGATATGATGGTGGAGGTCATTCTGAATGAACCCGATGACTTTTTAAAAGTTCGTGAAACTTTGACTCGCATCGGAGTGGCATCGAGAAAGGAGAAAAAACTCTATCAAAGTGCTCATATTCTTCATAAACAAGGAAGATATTATATCACCCATTTCAAAGAACTCTTTGCTTTAGATGGCAAACACGCTAATCTTACTGTAAATGATGTTCAGAGACGCAACAGAATTATTCGTCTCCTTGCAGATTGGGGACTTGTAACTGTTGTAAATCAAGATAAAATTTCTGATATTGCTCCACTTAACCAAATCAAAGTGATTGCATATAAAGAAAAATCTGATTGGGAACTTGAGCAGAAATATAATATTGGTGCTAAAAAGAAAGTTCAAGAAGCGGAATAAATAGATATGAGACCTTTCGTGCGGTCTCTACAAAAGTCGGAACACCCTAAAAGAGGTATGGAACTATTCCATACCTCTTTTTTATAAATAAAATAGTATTCACTATACTATTATGGACGAGTTTAGTTGGTTTGTTGGGTTATTTGAGGGAGAGGGGACCTACTATTCAGTTATACCTACTGGAAAAAAAAGTCCCAGAGGTATTATGTCAATTGAAATGACAGATGAAGATACTATCAAGAAAGTCGCAGATTATCTTGGAGTAAGTTATTATTGCAGAAAAAAGACAAATCCCAATCCTAAACACAAACCAATTTATAGAGTTACAAAAGTTGGTAGTGTTGTAAAAGGTGAGTTGAAAGACTTGATGGAAAAGATGTATCCATACCTTTCGGAGAGGCGGAAAACCCAACTAATTGATGTGTGGAAATCCGACCCCAGAAATTCTGGAAAGTATTATAATTAGTAATGGATGCCGTAAGGATCCATAAAACACAAACTCGCTTTTAAAGGAGCTACCATAATGACTAACCTAATGAAATATCAGGCTGCGGATCTTCCTGCATTGTTGGAAAGAATTAATCGCAATACAATTGGAATGGATGAATACTTTGATCGTATTTTTAAAATTCACGAAACAACTTCCAATTATCCACCATATAATCTTGTTCAAGTTAGTAATGTAGAATCCCGACTTGAAATTGCTCTTGCTGGATTTAAAAAGAAAGAAGTCTATGTTTATACGCAAGATGGAAAACTTTTTGTTGAAGGCCAAAAAGAAGATAAAGAAACGGAGTCCAACTATATCTTCAAAGGTTTGGCTCAACGGAGTTTTAAGAGAGCGTGGACACTCTCTGATGATACGGAAGTTAGATCAGTTGATTTTGAGGATGGGCTTTTGATTATCAATCTTGGCAGAATTGTTCCAGATCACCATAAGCGTAAAGATTATCTATAAATATATTTGAATATCGTCGGCGCTATGCCACGGGAGGTAACTGGCAAAATCCAGTTGACGCCTCCCTTTTTTCTTGCTAAAATTTGAATGAAATGAACAGTAGCAATGACTATAAAACTAGCTTTACTTAAATCTGGAGAAGACGTTATATCTGATGTTCAAGAGATGGTTATTGATGGTAGAGTAGTAGGATACTTTTTCAATAAACCTTGCACAGTAAAATTGAGAAAAAATACAGAAGGTGATACTTCTTCTTTTGAAATTTCTCTGTCTTCTTGGATACCACTTTCTTCTGATACTAAAGTTCCAGTTACTTTGGATTGGGTTATTACTTTAGTAGATCCAATTGAAAAATTGCAATCTCTTTACATAAATGACATCTTAAAAAAAGAGGATAAAAATGACGATAAAAATAATTCATCTCTGTACGAAGGAACTTTTGATCTCGAAAATTGAGGAAGTTCCTTCCGAATTGGGAGAACCAGATTGTAAATTAGTTGATCCATATCTTCTAATTAATTCTAAAATTGAAGGTGCTCCAATTACATTGGAACCTTGGATGAGCAGTTACACAAGTCAAAATAATTATATGATACACTCAGATAAAATTTTGACAATTGCAGATCCCAAACCTACACTTATTGAAAAATACGAGGCACTTATTAAATAATGCGTTGGTACACTAATGTAAAATTGATCGGTGATTACATCTATGTTCGTGGATACGAAAATGGTAATCACTTTAAAGACCGTATTCAATATCATCCAACTCTATATCTGAAGACAGATAAAAAAACAGAATATAAAACTCTAGATTCACATAATGTAAAACCTATTAATCCTGGCACTATTAGGGAAACTAGAGATTTTATTAAAAAGTATAAAGATGTAGAAGGATTTACTGTTTATGGAAACGATAATTCCATTTATCAATATATTTCTGATACATATCCTGAAGATGAAATTCAGTTTGACATTAGTAAAATTAAATTAATAACTCTTGATATCGAGGTTGCATCCGAAAATGGATTCCCCGATGTTAAAAATTGCGATGAAGAAATTCTTCTTATCACAATACAAGACTATACAACCAAAGAAATTATTACCTGGGGATCTAGACCATTTACCAAAAAATTCGATAACTATCATTATATTTTGTGTAATGATGAACAACATCTTTTGAATTCATTCTTGGATTATTGGTCAAATAATACTCCAGAAGTTATTACTGGTTGGAACGTAGAATTTTATGATATTCCATATATTGTTGGAAGAATTAATAGAATTCTAAATGAGAAGGCAGCAAAGCGTCTTACTGCTTGGAATTTCATCCGAGAAAAGCAAACAGAAGTTAGAGGGGAAATTCAGACTACATATGAACTGTCTGGAATTTCTATTCTTGACTATCTTGATTTGTATAGAAAGTATTCATTTAAAAATCCAGAAAATTATCGTCTAGATACAGTTGCTTATGATGAATTGGGCGACAGGAAATTGGATCACACTGAATATGATACATTTAAAGACTTCTACACTAAAGATTGGAATACTTTTGTTGAATACAATAAAATTGACGTAGAACTCGTTGATAGAATCGAGGATAAAATCAAATTGATTGAACTTGCCATTACTATGGCATATGACGCAAAAGTTAATTATGAAGATGTATTCTTTCAAGTTAGGATGTGGGATACTATTATCTACAACTATCTTAGAAAAAAGGATATTGTAGTTCCCGAAAAGGAAACAGGCATCTCTAAGGATGAAAAATATAAAGGTGCATATGTAAAGGAACCAGTTCCAGGAATTTATGATTGGGTAGTTAGTTTTGACTTGAACTCTCTATATCCACATTTGATCATGATGTATAACATTTCACCAGAAACTCTAGTAGATACACGACATCCTTCAATTTCGGTTGATAAAGTTCTGGAAATGCAAGTCGATCTTAGTTCATACAGCGATTATGCTGTATGTGCAAACGGGGCAATGTATCGTAAAGACACTCGTGGAATTCTCCCTGAGTTGATGGAGAAGATGTACAACGAACGAGTTATCTTTAAAAAGAAGATGATCGAGGCAAAGAAAGCATATGAGAAGACTCCAACCAAACAGTTGGAGAAAGAAATTGCCAGATATAATAATATCCAAATGGCAAAAAAGATTTCTTTGAACTCTGCTTATGGTGCAATTGGTAATCAGTATTTTCGCTACTACAAACTAGCAAATGCAGAAGCAATTACGTTTTCTGGTCAAGTTGCTATTCGTTGGATTGAAAATAAAATGAATGCATACTTAAACAAAATTCTTAAAACTAATGATGTTGATTACGTTATTGCTTCTGATACTGATTCTATCTACCTTAATATGGGTCCTGTGGTTGAAACTGTATTCAAGGGAAGAGAGAAAACTACTGAAAGCATTGTTTCGTTCCTTGATAAGGTCTGTAAGGTGGAACTTGAAAAATATATTGAAAGTTCTTACCAAGAATTGGCTGAGTATGTAAATGCATATGATCAGAAGATGCAAATGAAACGGGAAAATATTTCCGACCGTGGAATTTGGATTGCTAAAAAAAGATACATCCTTAATGTTTGGGACTCTGAAGGAGTTAGGTATTCCAAACCAAAATTAAAAATGATGGGAATTGAAGCAATTAAATCATCTACACCAGCATTTTGCAGAAAAAAGATTAAAGAGACTTTAGAATTGATTATGGGATCTGACGAAGAATCTGTTATTAATTTTATAGAACTTTGTAGATCTGAATTTAATAAATTGACCCCAGAAGAAATTTCTTTTCCTAGAACCGTAACAGATGTTGATAAATTTAAATCGACTTCTACAATTTACGCTAAAGGAACTCCAATTCATTCTAGAGGAGCTTTATTATATAATTACTATATTAAAGAAAAGAAATTAACTCAAAAATATTCTCTTATTAAAAATGGAGAGAAAATCAAATATTGTTATTTGAAACTTCCAAATCCAATGAGAGAAAATGTAATTACTTTCATCCAAAAATTTCCAGTAGAGTTGCAACTTGATAAGTATGTAGATTATGATACTCAATTTGATAAAACATTCATTAAACCTTTGAAAGCAATTTTGGATATTATTGGATGGCAAATTGAAAAAACTGCATCTCTTGAATCTTTCTTCTCTTGATGCTATACTAGTCCTATTGTAAATGTATTATGGATTTTCTTAAAGATATTGTAAAAGAAATTGGAGGCGAATATACTAAACTCGCTTCAGATATTGACGAGACAGAAACTTATGTTGATACGGGTTCATACATTTTTAATGCACTGGTTTCAGGTAGCATATTTGGTGG